CGGACATTATCGAAGAAATGAAACAGTCACGGCTTAGACACCTTTTATAACAAACTAGAGGAGAAGTAAAAATGGCAGGACAAGTATGGTCCGTCAACGCCTCCGGTGGTTACATGTATGCACTGAACCTCAGCCGACAACTGAGAATGGCTGTACAGCCTATCGTTAAGTTTCGGCAGTTCTGTGATGTCAAGGATGCAGCCCATCAGGGTTTGCACCGTGGCGATACATTCCATTGGAACGTGTTTAGTGATGTAGCCACTTCGGGTAGCACCTTAGTGGAAACTGATACTATTCCAGAGACTTCTTTCACGATTACTCAAGGATCAATGACGATCACCGAGGCAGGTAACTCTGTCCCGTGGACCGGCAAGTTGGATGATCTATCTGAGCAACCCGTGGCTGAAATCATCAGGAAGGTATTAAAAACAGATGCGAAGAAAGCATTTGACACCCTAGCCGCAAATCAGTTTGATCTTGCTCCAGTTCGCGTTGCATCAGCATCCGCAACTGACGCAGTGGTTACGACTGAGAACGGAACGACTGCTACTACTAATAATGTAGCATTCGGCAAAGGTCATGTCAAAGCGATTGTAGATGTCATGAAAGAGCGCAATATTCCAGCATATACTGGAGATGATTATTACGCGATTGGTTGGCCTACAACTTTCCGAACATTGAAAAATGATCTAGAAGATATCAAGCAATATATCGACCAAGGTTTTCGCATGATAATGAACGGAGAAATCGGTCGTTATGACGGTGTTCGTTTTATCGAGCAAACCTATCGTGCAAAAGGCGGCGGCTCCAGTGGTATGGGTACACCGGCTGGTGCATGGACAAATGCCAAGTCTGATTGGATTGTCTTTTTTGGGGAAGATACCGTTGCTGAAGCAGTTGCTGTTCCAGAAGAGATTCGAGGGAAAATTCCCGGAGATTTCGGAAGGGACCGTGGCATTGCGTGGTATTATCTAGGCGGTTTTGGCATCGTTCACCCACTCGCATCAGGAGCCGCGCAGTCGCGTATCGTGATGTGGGATTCGCTTACATAAAGGAGGAAATATTATGAGTTATAGTAATCCAAAACCTCTTGTGTATTCAGATGCTACAGAGACTGACTTTGGTGCAGGAACCGGAACTCCTTGGAGTTTCAAAGGGCCGAAAGGACTACAAGGCAACCTGAGAAATATTGGTGTTCATGTTACAGAAACCTTTGTGGATGATTTAATTACCGGAAAGGTTCAAATTGGCACAGCCAGCGATGCGGATGCTTATGGATCGTTGGAAATTGCTGATGGTACTGCAAATACCGATACTTTTAACAATGTTAATGATACAAACTGCGTTATCTCGCAAGCTCTTGCAGCCGATACCCAGATCGAAGTTACTTTCGTTAAGGCTACCGACTCTGGAGGTTCTCCGGCTGGTAAAGGCAGGGCGTATGTCGAAGTTGATTGGTTCTAAGGAGGTCTATTATGGCTAAAGATACAGCAAGTGGTAAAATCCCAGCAAATGGTTTGTCTTCAAAGGAAGATGTAGCAAAAGAGACGCTTGCGTCTTTGGCGCTTGCTTCTCATGGCCCAAATCAAATGCCTATGGGCGTTGTACACAAGAAAATCTCTACGGATCGTGGTTCGTTTGATTTTCGTTAGTATTGTGTTTAATTAGGAGAAGAAGATATAGGGCTGTGTGATTCTGTCGGAGAGACTACCTCCTCCTTATGAGTTTCACACGGTTCTACCTTCACAACTTGGGGGGCGGGTGTTGAGCTACGACTCACCCCGTTCTTCATTTCCTTTTATAGGAGCTTTACAAATGCGAAGTTCAAGAATTAATGTTGTAACCGCCTATCTTGATGGGCGATCCGCCACAGTAAGCGGTAAAGACGCATACGGGCATGACACTCCTGCTGGTCGGGGTTTTTACACTATGTCTGATATGTCAGATGAGCGTTCTAAAGAATACATGAAAGACCAAAGAAGTTCTACGAATATGGCGCGTGTTGAAGGAGAGATGGTTGGCTCTTGGAATCTTGATTTTTAACTTTTTATGAGTAATTTTCTTGAGTTGTGCCAAGACATGGCTAGAGATGTGGGCATCCCCGGAAGCGGCCCTTCTAGTGTAACTTCAAGTAGTTTATCTGAAGAAGAAAACTCTATTATTCGTTATATAAAAAAAGCGGATATAGATATACAGAGCAGGTGGTTTGATTGGGATTTTCTCTGGTCTGAAGCAAGTATATCCACTATTATTGGAACCTCTACTTTAACTAGCACTAATACAGGATTCCCTTCTGCTTTGGGAAACTGGAAGACTGACTCTATAGTGTGGGAAAAAGCTACAGATGATTATTTAGTTTTAGAGCATATGTTCTGGAATGAGTACAGAGATACATACAAATATGGAACCATTCTCTCAGACTCTCCAGAAGTCTACGCAATAAAGCCAGATAATAATTTAGATATTTACCCAACTCCTGATGCAATAAAAACAATTTCTGCTGAATACTGGAAGACTCCTACTGAAATGTCGGTGGATGGATCTAATTCTGCTATACCTACTAGATTTAGGAAGATCATAATAGCAAGGGCTAAAATTTATTATGCCGAGAATGAAGATGCTACAGAAATTTTAGAGGGGTCTTTAACTGAGTTTGAAGATTTACTTGACAAACTTGAAGCAGATCAATTGCCAAGACAAAAGAATAGGAGATTCTCTCAGGCCCAAGACTTGTATAATTTTACGGTAGTTCCTGAATGAGTAAGTTAAGAGTTCGCAGTATTCCACCAGAGAAAAGACGATCTACTTACTTTCCTTTTGAGGGCGGCTTAAATATGGTCGATCCCTCTCTGGCTTTAAAGCCGGGTGAGTTAGTTGCTGCTGATAATTTTGAAATTGATATCCGTGGTAGATATAGACGCATTGATGGGTATGAAAGATTTGATGGCAGAGAGCTTCCATCAGCAGTAACCTATTATAAAATGCCCTTTACTACAGGGACCGCTAAAGCAAAAATGTTTAGTAGCGCGTTTGGGACGGCATTTAGATTCAGCATTCCCTCTATTGGCGACATTATAAAAGGTGAAACCAGTGGGGCGTTAGGATCAATTTTGACAGTAGTGATCGAAGATGTAACAGGTAGTGCCGCCTCTGGGTCATTCGCTGCTGGGGATGCGGAAGGAAATATTTATTTTACAGTAACTAGCGGTACATTTCAGGATGGTGAAACACTATTCTTTCTTCATAAAGATAGCGCATTCGGCGCACCTTTTTTCGTGGGGTTTAAATAATGGCAACAGAAGCATTAAGAAAAACAAGAACGGTTTTAACTGGAACAAGTTTTGCAGATAATACCACAGGCGCAATCACTGCTCAAATGGTTCGTCAGTATGTAGAATCAGCAATGGGAGCTTATGGCTGCATTAATAATGCTGCTGGAGATGGAACTCCTGTTAACCAAGCGGTAGCAACAGGAACAACGGTAACCGTAGATTGGTCACTTGGATCGTCCGGTTCTAATGTTCAAGACGATACTGGAACTGTTACCGCTACGACAGTTGGCACTGACGCTGATTTCACTAATGACAGGATAAGGATTTACGACAAAGGAATATTCGTTGTTAATTTAGCTTTGTCATTAAAGCAGGAAGCTGCCGCCATTAATATTGATTGGACTTCAATGGTTTCTACTTCTAATACTGGTGGCGCTACAACCGATTTACCAGCAATAAAAGCGGTTCAGTATTTAGGTAATGCAACCGATGCTGGAAACTTTGCAATTAATGGAATTATTGACACAACGGCTCATACAACTTATACAGATGTATACGCTAGGATAAAGCATGGTGATGGTGGCGCTCAAAACTTTAAACTTCATTTTGGTCAACTAACAGTTTATCGAGTGGGCTAATGGGGCTATATGCTACGTCAGTTACTTTTGGCGCTCCAGTAAAACCTGTTGCTGCTACTGACGCTGAGGTTAGGGCTAGGATTGAAGATCAGAGAGCGCTTATAGGGGTAGTTCCCGGTGAGGGGGAAATGTTTTAGGTGTGTGGGTATTCGGAGCCAATACATATGCTTTTAGAAATAAGTCTGGCGGCGCTGAGGCTGGGATGTATCAGTCATCTTCTACGGGTTGGACAGAAGTAGATCTTGGGCAAGTTTTAAACTTTGATGGAACAACTCAGAATGGCGAACCTGTTCCCGGCAATATAGGGAGTCCCACTACAATTAAAGGTGGAACAAGCGGGGCTGAAGGCGCTCTAATGGGAATCTCTTATCACGGTCTTTGGGAGACGGGCGGAACCGGAGGGATGGTTTTAAAGGATGTTACTGGTACCTTTCAAGATGATGAAGATTTGCAGATGCCCCTTATAGCTTTTAATACCGGCGCAATTGAAATAGTAGAGGGAGACACTATTACAGGGTTGGCGTCAGGGAAAACAGCAACTGTCACTAGCGTTACTTTAACAGGTGGAGCATGGGACGGCAGTGCGGCTGGGCAAATCTCAGTTAGAGATAATACCGGAACTTGGAATGCTAGTGAGGCTATTCAGGTTGGCGGAGTTACTAGAGCGAATGTAAATGGAGCTTCCCAACCTTCTAATGTAAAAATTGCTGTTGCTGATGGTGTTTTATATAACCAGTCAATAAATCCCGGTGGTTCTTATGAATTTGTAACCTATAATTTTAGAGGAGATACGTCTGGTATTTCCATGTATGGTGTTAATACCGTTGATAAAGGATTTGCTTTTGACGGCACTACTTTTGTTAAACATTTTACTGGGCAGCAAACAGACGAACCACAACATGTTCATGCTCATCAGAAGCATTTGTTT